GAGGCGTTCGCGCTGTTCTTCACCAATCCACGCCTCGACTCGCGCGGCGTGCAGCTCGATCTGCGGTTGATCGAGGCCGATCAGGTCGCGTCTCCGGCCTACGACTACCAGCAGACCGTTTCGCCCGACGGCTCGCTTGTGGACGGTGTCGAACTGGACCGTCACGGCAACGTGATCGCGTACCACGTTCTCACGTCGCACCCCGGCAGCAACTACCTGATCGGGATCAACGAGTACGACACGATCGCCGCCGAGAACATTCTGCACTGGTTCCGGCCGACCAGGCCCGGCCAGCACCGCGGGCTCTCGGAACTGACACCATGCCTGCGGCTGACGGCGAACATGCGGCGGTACACGGAGGCCGTGATCCGCGCCGCGGAGATCGCGGCCGACCTCGCCGCGTTCGTCCACAGCAACTCGCCGGCGGCCCAGGTGGACGAGGTCGATCCGTTCGCCGCGATCGAGATCGAGAAGGGCACGCTCACCACGCTGCCAGAGGGCTGGGATATTTCCCAGCTCAAGGCCGAACAGCCCACGAACACGCACCAAGCCTTCACCAGGACGATCCTCGGCGAGATTGCCCGCGGCGTGAATCTGCCGTACCACAAGGCGGCTTTCGACGCGTCGTCCTACAACTACTCGTCCGCCCGTCTCGACGGCCAGCTCCACGAGCAGAACGTCCGCGTCGAGCGTGACGAACTCGAGCGGGCGTGGCTCGACCGCATCTTCCGCGAGTGGCTCGACGAAGCCCTCCTCGTCCCCGGCGTGATCCCCGCCGGGCTGCCGCCGGCGTCTGAATGGAATTGGGCTTGGGTTTGGGACGGCCGCGAAGGCGTCGACCCCAACAAGGAAGCCAACGCCACCGAGACGAAGCTGGCAACGCTCACGACGAGCCTCGCCGCCGAGTACGCCCGCCAGGGGAAGCAATGGGATGTCGAGCTTCGGCAGATCGCTGCCGAACGGCAGCTCATGGCGGAACTGAACCTGTCGATCGGCAACCGGCCGTCGCAGGTCGTCGTGCCGCAGGTTGATCCCGTCAACGCTGCCGGCGAGCCGGGCGTGATCGCCGCCGAGTCGTACAAGCCGACGGCGGAGATGGCCGACGAGGCCGAACGTGGGCTCGCGTGGCGTCGTGAGTTCGGCCGCGGCGGCACTGAGATCGGCGTGGCCCGTGCCCGCGATATCGCCAACGGTCGGCCGCTGTCGCTCGACACCGTCAAGCGGATGGCGAGTTACTTCGCCCGGCACGAGGTGGACAAGCAGGGCGAAGGCTGGAGCCCCGGCGAGGACGGCTACCCGTCCGCCGGCCGTATTGCCTGGGCGCTATGGGGCGGCGATCCCGGCCGCACGTTTGCCAATTCGATCACCGAGGAGGCCAACGCATGAGCGGATTGACGCTTCGTGGCGATGTGCGATTCCTGACCGCCGACGCTTACGGCGAGGCTGAAAGTCTATCGACGCCGCGGATTCCGCGGTTCTCGATGGTGGGCTACACCGGCGGCATCATCCGCCAGGCGTGGAGCCGCGAGCCGGTCTTCATCGACCTCGCCGGCATGACCGTGCCGAGCGTGGTGCCGATCGTCTTCGGGCATGACTACTCGCTCGAGTCGGTCCTCGGTCAGGGCACCGGCACCGTCGGCGACCAGCTCGTCATCGACGGGTCGATCCTCGCTCAATGCGAAGCGGCCATGCAGGTCGTCCAGCTCGGCGACCGCGGCTACCAGTGGCAAGCATCGGTCGGCGCGGACGTGGACGAGCAGACGCTCGTCGCGGCCGGCGACACCGTCACCGTCAACGGCCGGACCTTCGAGGGTCCGGTGCGAATCGTCACGCGCTCCACGCTGCGGGAGTGCTCGTTTGTCACCTTGGGGGCCGACGCAGCGACGGCCGTAGTCATTACCGCCAGTTCGGCGGGGGAGTCTCCTATGAACGACGAGACGAAGGCCGCCGACGGGATGCCGACGGGGCCAGCGCAGAGCGAAGATTACGGCGGCGCGATGCCGACCGGACCCAGCGACGTGGCAAGTGCCGCGCCGAAGATCGACGTGCAGTCGATCCGCGAGCAGATCGTGACCGGGGTGAAGGAGGAGCTGTTGAAGACCCTCCGTGAGCAGCGCGGCCCGGCGATCCATGCCAGCAAGCCGGCCCTCGACGACGATCAGGTCACGATCGCCGCCATGCAGATGGTCGGCGGACTCGGCAAGCAGATCGAAGCCAAGCACGGCGATTCGCCGATGGTCGAGGCCGCCGCGAAGCGGAGCCGGACGATCGGCCTTCAGGATGTGCTTCTCAGCGCGGCTCGGAAGGGCGGTTACGACGGGGCGCAGAAGGTCAACGCATCGAACGTGGCGGTGGTGCTGCGGGCGGCTTTCGCCACTCACAACATCTCCAACATCCTCGCCGCGACCTACGGCAAGTACCTCCTCGCCGGCTTCGAGGCCGTCGAGTCGGTGTGGGAGCAGATTTCGCTCGTGCGTCCGCTGAATGACCTGAAGGCCGCAACCGGCGTCAGGCTCGATGGCGGGTTCGTGTTCGACGAAGTCGGCAACGACGGGAAGCTCAAGTCGGCTGACGCCGGCGATGCGGCCCGTACGCTCCAGGCGAAGACCTACGGCCGGATGTCGAGCATCACTCGTGCCGACATCATCAACGACGATCTCGGGGCTCTGACGGCGGTTCCCCGCCGGCTCGGTCGCGGTGCCGCGCTGAAGTTCAACCAGGTGTTCTGGGCGGCGTTCGAGGCGTCGAACTCGAGCTACTTCCAGGGTGCGACGGCCGGTGCCGGCAACGCCCTGGCGATCGGCTCGGTCGAGACGGCGTACGGTGCGTATCGGTCGCTCACCGATCCGGACGGGGCTCCCCTCGGCATCACGCCGAAGATCCTGCTCGTGCCGGTGGGACTGCGGATCACGGCGGACAAGATCCAAACCGGCAACACGCTCCTCGCGTCGTCGCTCGGCTCGACCTCGTCCAAGGTGCTCGAGCCCCAGGCGAACGTGCTCGCCGGGAAGTTCACGATCGTCGATTCCGCCTACCTCACCTCGGCTTCGACGTGGTGGCTGGCGGCCGACCCGGCGGATCTCCCGACGATGGAAGTTGGCTTCCTGAACGGTCAGCGTCAGCCGACCGTCGAGCAGGCCGAGGCCGACTTCGACACGCTCGGCATTCAGGTTCGCGGCTACTTCGATTTCGGCGTCAGCAAGGCCGAGAGCCGTGCCTGCTACCGCATGGCAACTGCCTGATCCACGCCCGCGTAAACAGCACCCGTGGGCCGGGCACAGCTCCCGGCCCACGGGGTGATGTTCAACCAATCACCAACCAACGAGGTTCCGAATCATGGCGACGTTCAAGAGCGATTCCGGCGTGTGGGATTACACGCCAAGCACCGCGAAGGCGGTCGGCGATGTGGTCATTCTTGGCAAGGTCGTCGGCGTCGTCTGCCGGCCGATCGCTGCCAGCACCAAGGGTGCGGTCACCACGAAGGGCGTCTTCACCTTCGACAAGGTCACGGGCGGTGCTCTGTCCGCCGGTGCCGTGGCCTACCTTCACTCCAACCTGAAGGTCACGGGAACCGCCACCACGACCGGCATCGCCGGCATCGTGGCCGTCGATGCGGCCGCCGGTGACACCACGGTCGACGTGGAACTCAACGGCGGGTCGATGTACGACTTGAACGCCACCGGCCCTGCCTGACGCTGATTCCATCCGCAAGCCGCCGGCGGTGCCTCTCTCCTCGAGCACCGCCGGCGGTCTTGTGCGTTCCGGAGGATCCCGATGGCCGACATGCTCTCCGCCGGTGCCGAGTGGCTCGCCGACCAGTTCGCGGCGTCGGCGTCGCTCACGTGCGCCTACCGTCGCGGGGCGAACTCCTCGCAGTTCGTCGCCACGATCGGAAAGAGCATGTTCGAGTCGAGCGGGCAGAACGGCGTGACGGAGCAGTGGGAGAGCCGCGACTACATCGTGAAGACGGCCGACCTTCCGTACGGCGAGCCGCTTCGCGGTGACGTGATCGTCGAGGACATCGGCGGGGTATCGGTGTTCTACGAAGTCACCGCGCCGAGGGGCGTGCCGCTGTTCCACTACGGCGACGCGTTCCAGCACCTTGTCAGGGTCCACACGAAGCGTTCCGACAAGGACCAGACGTACATCATCACGGACCAGGGCGAAGAGATCGTCGTCCCGCTGACCGCTCAAGGGTGACCGCATGCCGCTCTTCAAGCGCGTCGATCAGTTGCCAGCGGCGACCGGCGTCACCGGCACCGACTACCTGATTCTCTCGCGGCCGTCCGGCCCGACGGGCACGATCGGCACGCGGGCTGTGACGCTCTCGCAGATCCTCGCCCTCGCCACGGGCGGCGGGGGAAGCGGCGGTGCTACCGGGCCGACGGGTGCAACCGGGGCCGCGGGTGCGGCGTCCACGGTGACCGGGCCGACGGGCGTGGCCGGCAGCAACGGTGCGGCAGGAAGCAACGGAGCGGCCGGGGCCACGGGGCCGACGGGCAGTCCGGGGGCGGCGGGCAGCAACGGAAGCGCCGGGGCCGATGGCCCGACCGGCCCGACCGGAAGTCCCGGTGCCGCCGGCAGCAACGGTGCGGCGTCCACGGTGACCGGCCCGACCGGCGCGCCGGGGCAGGCTGGCAGCAACGGAGCCGCGGGCAGCAACGGCGCGGCTGGCGAGCAAGGCCCGACTGGCCCGGCCTATCAGACCACCGTCACCGGCGTCTCGCTGTCGGGCACTGGCACGTACAACCCGCTGACGCTCGACGGCGCGTTCGACGTGTACTACCTCACGCTTGCCACCGGCGCGGCGATCCAGGCTCTGAACATTACGGGGCCGACGGGAACCACAAAGCAGTTTCTCGTTATCGGAACCACCGGCGCGGCGACGTTCCACCACGCGACGGGGGCGAACGCCAACGCTCGGTTCGCGGTGCCGTGGTCTGGCTCCGTTGTCGCTCCGATCAACGGCGGCAACGTCGTGGTGCAGTACGACGGCAATCAATGGCGGGTGATCTGATGCCGCTCCCGGTTTTTGTCTCCGAGACGTTGCACCACGAAGCCATCGACTGGGCCAAGCGAGTCTCGGAAAACGGGGGCACGATCTCCTCGAGCGTGATTCGTGCCGTGAGCGCATTTTGCGCCGCAGCGGATTCAACTGGCCCCGGCGGTTTTCGCTCGGCAATCTACCGGCTAAATCCGTTCGCGGGTGGCAACCTTTCCGGCGCTCTCGTCCCGCTCTACCGAGGGCCGACGTTTGGCGGGACGGTGTTCGGCGGTGTCACAGACACCAATGTCAATTTCGTCTCTGCGGACTTCACAGAGACTGGAGTGAACGGCGGTCTGAAAGGCAATGGAGTTAATAAGTACCTGCGGACGACGACCGTAACTTCGTCGATTCCATCGCTGCTGAGTTCCCATGCCTCTGTCAGTGGCAAGGAAATCGAAACGTCAGGTGATGTGGTCCTCTTTGGTGCTTGGAACGGCGGAAACGATTTCAGTCGATTCCAACTCGACGCCTATCGCTCTGCTTCGTCGGGCAGGTCTGTGCGCATCGGTCCATTAGGCGCGGTTTTGTCGAGCCCTTCAAGCGTGGAAAGCCATCTGATTGGAACCAGGACCAGCGCGACGAATCTGTCGCTCTACAGTTCAGGCTCGCTCGTGGCCACGGAGACAACGAACCGAACGCCTATCGCGCTGGCTGGTGTCGGCCCCTACGTCTTTGGCTTGAACCCAAACAACGGCGTGGCGACCTCGGTAAGCGCGGCTCGGCTGACCATGTACTCGATGGGTTCTGGGCTCACAGCAACTCAGGCCGCAGCCTTCAGCGCCGCCGTTGCTGCCTTCAACGCCGCTCTCGGGAGGTGACGCGATGCTGCTGCGCGACCTCTCCATGCCGATCAGTGACACCGAGGCCCGCGGGCTTGCGCTCGTGTTCGCCCCCGCCCTGGCCGCGCGGCTCGGCCAACTCCATGCCGCCCACGGCTCAAGCAATTGCGTGCCCGTCCCGTCGCCGCTGACCGATGGGCGGCTGATGCTGTGTGCCGATGTTCTCACTGAGGTGAGGCCCGGCGGGCTCCTGGCCGCTATGTGGTTGGCTGCAGATCAATCGGTACTCGGGGCGAGCGTTCAGGTGATGTCGTGGGATGCGGCCGTGTCGATGCTGCCGCCGCCAGAGTCGATGCTGTCGGGCGAGTGACGCACCCCCTCCGCTCCCCCCGCCCCTCCCGGCACGATTGCCAGCCGAGGAGGACGATATGCACGAACACCTACACGCCCTGGCAATCCACGCATTTTATTGCGGCGAGATCGAGACGGGACGACGAGTAAGCGACCGGCTTCTCAACATGCCGCTGCCGGACTACTTCGAGCGGCAGGCTCGGGCCAACCGCACGTGGTACACGCCGCTCCTGGCCGAGCTGGCGTTCCACACGCCCCAGCGGATCGAAGTCGAGCCGGCGCACGCCGGCTGGACGACATTCAATCCGACGATCATCGCCGACGGCACCGGCCTCCTGGCGATCGTCCGGTCGAGCAACTACCGGATCGACGCGGCCGG